GAAAAAATCAATCACTTTATCTTGAACGAAATCCAAATCTGTAGACTCCATATGCCTATAGATTTCTTTGAGAGTTTCAACAACAGTTGTTTTCAATACATCGTTTTCAATCTCATTAACCTTAACTTTAAATGCATCTAATGTGATTGTCGTTTTGTATTTTGTAAAATATTCTTTAGCTTCTTTTACAATCCACTTCAAACTATCATTATCATAATGACTTTCATCTAATATATCAAGTATTTGTTCAATGAAATTAGGTTTTGTCATCAAACAAACAACAGATTTTATCTGAAAGTTGTGTCCAAATTCTTGTAATCTATCAGTCATTAGGCCACCCCACTATTTCAACCTCATGAGTTAAAAATATATCGGTGGTGTTGTCTTCAAATTGAACTCTAAACATCGTAGGAAATTGTGTTATTTCTATTAACTTTCCTGTTTTATCTCTGTGTATGATTTCAGTTCCTATTGGAACATCATTCATACCTTTATATGTCTTTCTTGCCATTAAATCCCTTTACTCTATCCAACCTTACAAATTCCTTTATCCAACTTTCAAAGTCAGGAACTTGTGAGTATAATTTATCTTTCAAAAACATTGTCTGTAATTTGTATTTCACTAATTGTGGAATATCTTTATTTACAGCTCCTTGTATCTTTAATTTTGTATTATTTGGAATATCTACATTGTTCAACTGCATTAGTAGATAATTCCGTTTAACTAAATTACTACTATTTTTTATATTTTCCAAGAGTTTTATTTTATTTTTTGTATCATTTACAAAATTTAATAAATCTTTAGCAGTAAATTTATCCTCTTTTATTTGTGGAATGTATTTTATTATTGATTTTAAACCAGCACCTTTTACCCCACTTATGTTGTCCGACTTGTCACCATCTAATATTCTATATGTTAAAATGTTTTGAGATGGTAATCCAAACTCTTTAAAAACACTATCCTTATCGTATAGTTTTTTCTTTGTTGGTGACCAAACCTTCACTCTATCATCTACAAGTTGTAAAAAGTCTTTATCCGTAGACATCAATATTATTTTATTATCTTTTAATATTTGTTGTGAAACATAAGCCATTGTATCATCAGCCTCTACTCCATCTACACAAATTAAAGTCAAAGGTAAGTGTTCTAAATAATCAATCAACCTACCTAACTGCATTCTCATCGCTTGTTCCTCATCAGCAGGTGCCGTTCCCCAATCCACATTTCTATTTAATCGTTGTTTAACTTTACGATTTTGTTTGTATTCAGGATATATTTTTCGTCTTCTCTTTGAACCATCTTTCCCATCAAAGACAATGATGCACCTTGAGGGTTTTAACATATCTATCGTATATCTAATTGATTTTAGAAAACCTGTTAAACCACCAATATGTACACCATCATCATTAATTGAGGGATTGACACTGAACGATCTAATAAAGGTATTCAAACCATCAACCACTAAAACTTTATCATTCAATCTTGTGGTTTTTGGTTTTTCTGATGTATTCTCAAGGAATGTATTATATCTATTTTTTACCTTATCATTAGAGCTCATCCACCGCCTCTTCAGTTTCAACTACATCATCAATACCAAGTTCTTTTGAATCGTATTTCAAAATACAAGCATCACATATTCTCTCATAACAATATTGTTTCAACTCTGGATTATCATTTATAAGTTTTTCAAAATCCTTTGATTGAAACTTATGTTCTTCAAGAACCTCACCTGTATCCACATCTACTTGTTGTAATGTATACCAAGAACCACCTTGTTTAACAATCTTATGTTCTTTCATTACTGTCAACCAACTACCATAGTCATCAATACCTGTATCAAAATATAATGGAAACTCTGCAGTTCTCATTGGAGGACCTAATCTGTTTTTAATTATCTGTCCTTTTATCTTAATACCTATGGTATTCTTACTACCATCTTTGATTTGTCCTGTATTCTTGAAACGAACACGTGTTGATGAATGAAATGGAAGAGCCTTACCACCACTTGTAGTCCAAGGGTCTCCAAACATTACACCTAACTTTTGTCTTAACTGATTTGTAAAAACTAATGCTACTTTTTGACGAGCTATCATTTGAGTTACTTTTCTCATAGCTTTTGATATAATGATTGCTTTGGCTGTTGCCCAACCATCTTTGTCAAAGTCAGCATCCATCTCTACTTTCGTGGATGCAGCAGCTAATGAATCTACAAGAATAGTTACCAACTTATCTTTATTTGATTCCCTAATTTTAGTAACAATCGTTTCAATAGTATCAAATATTTCTTCAACCGTTTCCAAATGAACATATACCATTTTACTCGTATCCACACCAATAGCTCTTAAGAACTCTTGAGATACTGCTGATTCTGTATCTATGTAAACAGCTACACCATCTTTCTTTTGTGTGGATGCTAATAAATGAGAACCAATAAGAGATTTACCACTACCCTCTAAACCATTTAATTCAGTAATCTTACCCACAGCAACACCACCATTTGGTCTATTGGAAATCGCTAAATCCAACATGGTTGAGCCAGTTGAAATGAAATCCGTAACATCGGTTGGATTCGTACCATCGTCAAGAAAGTAAGCAACTTGTTGATGTTTGAATTGTTTGTTTAATTCATCGGCAATTATGCCAGCCAATTCATCTTTTTTAGACATTGATTTCTCCTTATGATAAGTGTGGTTATATCCGGTTACACTTTAACACCATTCTCGAATGAATGGGCGGGCGGTTTTATTCCCGTCTTCAACAACCACACATCATTTTTTATTTAACTATTGAACAATTCATCAAACGCATCTTCAACATTAGATGTTGATTTGTTTGCAGTACCACCAACATTTGAAGTTGGAGTTGTGGTTGCTGAAACATTATTAGATGTCGTAGATGTATTGGTGTCACTTTCCTCTGATGGATTAAAGAAATTATCTAAAGCCTCTTTTAAATCATCATAACTTGGTTCAGTATATAACTCTGTTAAGTTTGATTGATTATCAAAAAGATTTTGAAGTAAATCTTTATCTTCAGTAATTGGAGTTTGATTTGGTTTAACCCTAATTGTAGTTTTACCATATTGATTACCAGCTTCTGCAGGAGTGATTCGTTCAACCGATATATCTCTACCATTAATAGCATCTGTAATATCACCATAATCAGGATCTGCAATAATGCTTAATAATTCTTGATATACTGTTTTACCAAATCCCCAAAACTTAACACCTTCAGATTCTTTACCACGAACAACCACTGGAGCAAATGTTCTCATTTTAGGTTCAAGTCTTTTACCTTGAATCCATTCATCTTTATCACCTGTTGATTTAAGTTTATCAGCAAATTCATTTACTGGATCTGGACGACCAAATGAAACTGGAGAAAGATAAGTTTTGTTCTTACCCAAATTATAATGAAAGTATAATTCCAAAAAAGGATTATCCTTATTATGTTTATAAGGTACTATTCTGATTTGAGTTTTACCAGGTTCTGGTTTCCAAAAGTTATCTTTAGTTGAAGTTTGATTCTGCAATTGATTCAAACGGTTTTTTATTTGTGAAATATCCATTGATATTCTCCTTATGTTTTAGTGTTTAGTATTTATTATTTATGGTTTAAATAAAACCATATAACCATTTCCTATAATATATATCTTTTTAGACATATAAAACAAGCATTTTTTTTAATTAGTTGGAAATTCTTCCTCGATATATTCTCGTACCATTTTACCAAGATTTTCATCACTCTCCGCGTCATCAACCATCGCAACAATTTTTTTAAGATGTCTTCGAAAATAAATACTTTCTACCATATAATTATTACTCATCTTCACATCCCTCCTTATTTTGATTACATTTACAAGATGCTGGCCAATTCCCTATCGGACACTCAGCCACAGCATAATGTACTTTAACATTCATAAAACAACCACACTCTGTACATCTTCCATCTTTTTTATTTGTATCTGGATTGGTTTCATCATAGAGTAATTTATCACATCCTTTACAAATATCCCACCTTCTTTGTGCGATTTCTTGTGGAGCTATTACTTGTGAACCCTTTATCCAAGATTTTAAAGACTTCCAATGGTCTGTTGCTATATTACGAATCATCTGAGATGCTGGAGGAAGTTTTTTTTCTTCCCTCAACATCTCTTCTGTTTCTTCAATACATTTTAATTCTTCATCAGTAGCTTTTCTATCAACCGTTGGTTTTGGTCTTAACACTACTTTCCACCTTTAGCTCTTTTCTTTTTCGCAGGTTTCTTACTCGCTGGTGGAGCGGGAACTTTTCTCGGTGGATTATTTATCACCGGTGGTTTTTGAACAGGTGGTTTTATATCATTGGTTTTAACACCCAAATGATTCAACAACCTATCCAACTTTTGTTCCATTATAGATATCCTAACTTCCAAATTACCATTTTGTTGAGCCTGTCGTTGTTCCATCATTTTCTTTTGTTGTTTAATTCTCTGTAACATTTGGTCAGATGGTGGTAAATTAGGCATATGGTCGTTTTCTTTTACCCAAGCCTCATATTTTGTTTTCCACTCTTCAACTTGGTCTTTATTCTCCATATCTTGAGGTGGTGGAGGTGGTGGACCTTTTGGTCTCGGTGGTTCAGGTATTTCTTCACCCTTTACCCATTTTTCCACTATATCTTTTTCTCTAAATCCACAAATCTGATGTCCTGTTTCAGCGTTGATAAACCAAGGTGTACCACATTGTGCTTTATATTTTTCCTTTAATTCTTTATTTATAGCAGCATTATCTTTATCTGCTAAATCTAATTTTAATATATCATGTCCCTCTTTGTTTAATTCATCAATTATTGGTTCTGATTTTTTACAAAAACCACATCCTTGTGAATAGAAATAATATAAGGGGGAAAGTTGTTCTTTGTTTTCTTCTGACATAACCATTTCTCCTAATTAATTTAAATGTATTGTATATATAAGTATATATAAAATTATGAAACCTTTAATCTATTTTTATGATTTTATAAATCCTTGTTGAAATTCTATTCAAGCCATCATTGTTCGTCACTAACAATGTGTTCTTAAAATTTTCCCAAGGAATTGTAAACTTTGAATCCAACACTCCATTGTTTAAATTCTTTATGCATTCATTTAAGGCATTTATGGTATACAATGTATTAGAGTGTTTTTTTCTATGTAATGATATTGTGTTCTCTACTGCATTGTAATCAACACCACCTTTTTCTAAATCCACATTATAAGTGCAGATTAATTCCTTTACATTATCTTCATTTTGAAACACATATATTTTTTTAAATGCAATATCGTATGAATTTTTTATTTTTTGAATCGTGCCATCAAGTTCTGATTTACTTGAAAATGTACAGAGTAGTTGTGTTTTCATTATTTTACCTTCTTAAATCCGCTGCTGGTGTATTTGGAAACTTTATTGGTTCTTGGTCACCAAAAAGATCTCGTGATACTGATTCAACATATTTACCAAAATCATCTGCTACTGTCATTTCAAATTTATGTGAACCACCATAACCTTCACCATCTTCTCTAATACCAATTGTTGTAATTGGAATAGCTACATCCTCTCCTCCAACTTTTCCTTGATATTGTATCATTGGTGGATCTGCATCAGGATTAACCACTAGTTGTTGAACTACCTGATTCCAATCATCAGTTCCAAATATACCTTTCATAGTTTTTTTATTTATAATAAATTCACCTAAAACCACACTTTCGTCTCCGTCTGAAACAGATTTTAGTGGTAATTTTTCTTGAACCTTTTTTAATACAGACGCTTTTGCCTCATCATTAGTATTAACAAAGCTAGCTACATCTCTAGCATGTTCTTTAGCTATTTTCTTTTGTTGTTTTACAAACTCACTACCCATTTCATCACCATAGTCATTCATCATAAGTCCCAAAGTCATAGACACTTTGTCCATAGCCCTTTTATCAGATTTAACTCCTTGAGTTTTAAGATTTTCTTTAATGTAATCTCTTGTTAAAACTAAATTAGAATTTTCAGCTAAATCTTTTTTATACTGAGACAAGAACCCATTAAATTGTTTTATTATTAGTTGTTGATTGTTCTCTTTATTATCCATAGCTTTAGCTATTTTCTTAAGTGTTTCATCATAGTCATCATTATCACCAACACTACCTAAAAACTCACCTATATTTGTTTGATTGTTTTGATAAAAGTTGTCAATGTTTTTAATCTGATTTTGTGAAAATTGATTAACTGTGCCTTTCCCTTGTTCTAAATGTTGTGGTAAAAGTCCAGTACCAAAAGCAGAACCTATTGTTCCGTTCCACAATCTCTGTTTTTTTAGTTTTTGTTTTAATGATATTTCATCTTTCATCATTGTATCACCAACTTTTACCTTAAACATTATATCTGTACTATAACCTTTATCACCATAATCAAATCCTAAAGCTTCAAACTCTTCTTTTACGTCCCAAGCCGAACCGACTATTTCATAATCAGGTCCATATGTATCATACATCATTCTTAAAATAGCTGAACTATTTTCTTTAGCAGCTTTTACCCATGTTGGTGAGACATGTAATTTTTCACCCCTAGCTTTTGTTTTTTGTAAATGTTCATCAACGGTTCTAAAAAACTCATCTCTATCATCTCTTCTCATGGTCGTAGCCATCATTGATAAAAGTTCACCTATGTTAGATTCCGTTTGTCCAGCACCAACTTTACCTAAACCAAAATAATTTGAATAATTAGTTCCATCTTTTGTATTCTTTTGAGTATTTAAAGCTCTCTCAATAAATTGAACATATTTTTTAGATATTTTTGGATTGTTTTTCACACCATCGGGCATTGTAAAAGCATCTGTGGTTTTATTTTCAAAATTCTTTTGAATAAATTCATCATCAGTTGTTTCAAGTGGTTCAGTAAATGATTTTCCACCAATTTTATCTCTTTCATCATCAGCTTTTGATTTTGGTTTTTTGTCTTTTTCCTCATCATCTACATCTGTATCCATACTCATAGGATTTTTTGGAATTTTTGTTTGTGGTTTTTCTTGTTTTTCTTTTTCACCCTTACCATCTAAACCAGCCGCTTTTACAGCTGCTTCTTTTTCAGGATTTGTATCACCTTGTTTTATATCTGATGCATATTGTCTAGCAGTGTCCATAGTGATGGTTCTCATATCACCTGTTCTTGGGTCTTTGAATTTTACTTTTTCGTGATTATCCTCCACTAAAACTGATATAGATTGTTGAATTAAATCAAATGGTATATCCATTTCTAATAACATTCTATTCAACACAGCTACATGTTCTGGATTTGTTTTATCAATGACTCCAACTTTTTGAGACCATTTTTTAGATATTATATCAATTACATTACTCATATTTTCTCCGTTATGTTAACCATTTCACCATAATTTTTTCCTGCTTTTGCTTTCACAAGATTACCATTTCTTTCTAATATTTGTTTAAGTTCTCTGAACACTTGAACTCTATCATCTTTATGTATATCAAACAGGAAACTATCATAGCCATATAAAACCAATTTAGACTTTCTGTTTAATAAATAGTGTTTTAAATCAATTATCGTCTTAATATTCGTTTCTGTCTCGTGAGCTTGAATGATGTAATTGAATAATTTATTCTTATTAACATCAGACATATTATCTTTATGTATTCTTCTACTATAAATATTAGTTTTTACATAATTATTCTTATTAAATTCACTCCATTTCTCATCTATGAAGTTTTGAACTTTACCAAAAAATGGTATGGATTTTGCTATATCTTTATCAATACCACCATACAATAATCTAAAACTTATTGATTTTGACTCCTCATATGTTGAACCATAGAAACTCGCTAAGTATTCGTGAACAGAACCTTTTGGAAATTTGTAATCAATCAAGTCAGCTATCAATCTTAAATGATATGCATCATAATCATATTCAACCAACATATCGTGTTCAGGTATGAATCCCTTTCGTTGTTCTTTATTCAATGCTGCGAAGTTCACACTTCCAAATGAATTACTTGGACGACCTGTAGATGTCCATAAGAAATAATTAGAATACAATTTACCATCTGATATATGTCGTTTAACTCTATGGTCGAATATATCCAATATATTATCTGATACTTTTACACCACTCTTTTCAATGAAATTATATGCATCTATTGCTTCACTATTGTATGGAGTATCAAAAACCGAACTAACAACCTCTTGCATTTTATCAAAAACCTTATCACAATATTCCTTATGTTTAACCAATGGAATGATTTGATTTACATTCTTCATATTATAGTATTTGTTATTAAAGAAATCATATGAATTTATTCTTATGTCCTCAAGATTCATTGGTTTATTTGTTTTCCACCAATTCATATAATTCACATCAATCAATCTTGTATTAGGAAATATATTCATAAGTTTTTTCTTATCAGGCGTTAGATAGAAATTTGTTTGGTCGTTTTTTATATCATCAATGGATTCCTTATCACCACAATCTGGATGAGATAAACAGATAATTCTACCCTCTCTATCACCCCAATGACGCACATATAGTAGAGATAAATCATTATCTTTATGTGATGGATGTAAGAATCCATCCGAAAATATTGGAATTAATACAATCATAACCTTTATAATATATAACCTTTTTTATTTATAAAACAAGCTTTATCTTTTTTCCCAAGTTACATCTCCAAATTCATCTGCATATATCAATCTAAATAATTTATGATGTTGTATAGCTTCATCAATTGACTTGACATAAGATTGAATATCATTACCTTTTAACTCTTTATTATTAAGCACTATAACTCCTCCTAAAAAAGACAAAATGGTATAATTATCTCTTTTGTTTATAGGGACTTTATCAAATTCAAGCCAAAGTTTATGTCTAACTGTTCTAAATTTATCATAACCATCTAATGAAGTAGTTGATAATCCTCTATTGTATCTACTATCACGTACAAAATACATATTGAAAAATGACCTATGAAACACACCTGTTTCCGACTTTAACAAGTTTTTATTAAAATTTCCCTCATCTTTCCACTCAAAGTTTTTTTGAAATAATCCCTTTTGTAATCCAGTGGCTGAAAAAACAAAAACAGAATTTGTGGTTTTATCCGTTAAATCAAAATTTGTAAAACTATCTCCAATTTTTTCTGAAAACAGTTTTGTAAAAAATGATGGTGATAATGATATTTTTTTTGGTTTTTTATATAGATTAATATTTTGTGATTTTGGTTTAAGAAGCATTTCTGTCTCTAAAGTTGTACTCCAAGATTCAGGACTAATGTTTTGACTAACCTTTGTTGTTTTAAAATAAACAGATTCTCTATAATTTTTTGGTAAATAATCTACTGAAAAAATATCACCCGGCATTATTGAGGAAATACCATGTGTGGTTAATGTTAAACTAATTGGTGTTGGAATTGAAACTTTTTTATTTTCATGAAAATCAGTTTTACACTTTAGTCTAAAGTATTCTTCTAAATCTTTGGCAAATATTGTATTTGGAGTCATGGTTTGATTTTCACCATCTATTGGAAAAGTTCCAATTGGAGAATTTTCTTTGTTTAAATCGACTTCAAAATTTTCTAATTTTTCAGCATCTTCAGTAAGTTGTTCTTCATCAAAAGAACTAATATTATCAGCATATAATAAATTTTGATATTGTTTAACTATACTCTCCTCTTCTATTGTTTTTTTAACAATGTTGTCAGACTTAATTTGAGTTTGTTGTTCTGAAACATCTTTCCAAGCTCCATCTTTTTCTGCAAAATCATCTTGAAGATTTGGTAAATATCTAATACCAAGTCCAACATTATCATCTGACAATATCTGTCTTAAAGTTTGGTCTATTCTTTCTTGTTCAGAATTTATAAATAATGGAATATTCATATCTGTGTTTTGAATAGCTATCATGTTTTGTACATTACCCTTTGGTGTAGAATATGACAAATCCATAGATTTAACAATACTATTTGGAGAGTATGGATTAAATATAAACATTTGAGGTTCGTTAAACAAACTCTCTCCACCATCATCTCTTTTAAAATTTCTGTTTTCATCCACAACAGCAAGTGTTGAAAAATCTCTTGTTCCAGTGGTTAGTTTTAAATTAAAAACATTAAAAGAATCTTCATTCAATACATCTAATATTTGTACTATAGCATCATTAACTGAATTATTTGTTTTAAAAGCATCCTCTATAATTGTTAAATTTATAAATAACTCTCTTAATGGTATTCTTTTAGCATTTTTATCAAGTGTTACTACATTGAATTGGTCATCTACATATGATTCACCACCATCTTTAAATAAATCAAATGATTCACCACCAAGAATGGAATCGGAGGTATCAAACTCTTCAGGTCTTTTAGGTATGGTGTAACCTAATCTTTTTGCATTTTTTGTAAAATAAGTATCACTCCAATTTGGTGGATATAAAAATTTTAAATTAACTTTGTCACTTGATAAAGAGGCTTCTATATTTTGTCTTTTCACTAAATTTTCATGTAAGGATACAAAAGTTTGTGATGAATCAAATTTAGTTTTAAAATCATCCTCAAATACTAAACCCAAATCTTTATTCAATAATTCCTCTTCAAAAAAAGCCCAAGAAATGTAAACATTATTTGAACCTCTTATGGATTTACCACCCTCATCTAAAGCCTGCCAATAAACACCTGATGCTAATGATAAACTTGATATAT